CCTACATGGACCAAACCACTGTAGTGGCCTTTCCCGGGTCCAGCGGCGGTGGAGTATTTACGGACGACGGGACTTGGGTGGGCATGATCGTTCGTGGTGCCGGTGAGGGATTCAACCTTATAGTCCCGGCGCGAAGACTCGTGGGTGACTTCTGCAAGAAGCAAAAGATTATGTGGGCCGTTGACCCTAAGGTCAAGGTAACCATGGAAGACATCGAGAAGATGTCTGTAGAGGATGTTGGGATGCCGGGGTCCAAAAAGGAGGTCGGGGATGAGAAATTGTTCCCGGTCCTCCCGAGGATCACGGATCTCACTGGAAACCCAATAAAAACAAAATGAGTACCACTAAGAAAGAGACCCCATCAAAACGCAGTGGCATCCGCTCGACCGAATTTTGGTTGAGTTCTGTTACTGCAGTCCTTGGAATCCTGATTGCTGGCGGAATTGTTGACCCTGAGGGCGGCACTTCCACGGGCAAGATAGTTGCCTTCGCCTGCTCGGCACTGGCTGCTCTTGGATACACAGTATCCCGGACGCTGGTCAAGAAAGCAGACGCAGAGAACTCATGATTACCACATTGCTAGCTGCCCTAAAGGCAATCCCCCGGCTCGTCGATGCGGCTGAGAGGATTGCTGATGGGGTGGCTGCAATGAATAAGGCCCATCAGGAGAAGGTGGCGAAAGAGAGGCTAGATGAAAAAAATACCTTTGTTGATGATTATATTGCTGGCGTTCGGGTGCGTGACCCCGAAGTACAACGGGATACGGGACATGACAGCAGCTCATCCGAAGGGGGCTGAAGATGCTGTTAATGGCTCCCATTACCGTGATGGGGGAAATGAGAGTGAAGTTTTTATAAGGGATTTATTTAGGTACGTTAACCAACTGGAATACGAGCTAGAAAGACCAAGATGACCCCAGACGAAATCCGCGACATTGCGGTGGCTAGATTTAACGAGTTTGCACCTAAGAAATATGACCGAGGACAGGACGAGCACGGTGGAGTGCTCTCAGAGACGGTCGAGATAGAGTGCTTGGAGGAGGAGATAGTGGACCTGTGGTTCTACCTTCAGGCGCTTAAGATGAAATTAAGTGGGACTATCAACAAAAAAGAAGATGAATCGCCTACAACTGGTTTACCTGCTGGCAGCGTTCATCGAGAAGGATGAGTGGGTCTACGTAAGTAAGGAGAGCTTGCTGGACGCAAGTAAGCGCATGGTGCGGGGAGACCCGCTGATTGAGATAGAGGAGGATGAGCTGAATGATCGGCTTATAATTCGTCTACCCGAGGAGGAGAATGAGTAAACACGAGAAATGGGTTGCATTTGGTGACTCCCATGGAGCGCATGTGGATAAGTCTGCCCTCAAAGCGCTGGTTAAATTCATCAAGGAATACAAACCCAAGCACATTATTGGGCTTGGAGACTTCTTTGATATAGCGGCCCTGCGGAGTGGGCTGTCCTCCAAGGAGTCTGCAGCCTACGACGACTTGGTTTCAGATATGCTCTGGGGCTATGACACGCTGGAGAAACTTAGGCCTACGGTGTACCTTTTAGGGAATCATGAGCACCGGCTCTGGCGTGTTGCCCGGGAGCATATCAATGGGCTTATAAGGAATGCCGCAGAACAGGAGATCTCCAGAATGGAGAAGTTCTGCAAGGAGAGGAAGATTCAGCTCCTGCCGTACCACCATAACGACGGTATATACAGACTAGGCAACCTGTCGTTTGTCCATGGGTACTCTGCCTCGTCTAGGGCAGTTGCTGAACATGCTCTACATTACTCCCAAGGCGCGGGATCAGGAACAATTATGGGGCATTTACACCGCATTGAGCACTCCAGCGCGAAGCGGCAGGGAGGGGCTCAGGCATGGTGCGTGGGGTGCTTATGCGACACTGCGGATATGTCCTACATGTCCCATAGACTTGGAGCCAGCCTCTGGTCTCAGGGGTGGGCGTTCGGAACAGTTAAAGGGAATAAGTATACTGTATGGCAGGCACAAAAAACAGGAACAGACTGGATTTGCCCAACAGGGTTAAAGGTTCTCTGAAGAGGGAGCTGAAACTCTGGGCAGAAGAGTTTGTTGGTTTCTGCACCCAAAAGGAGGATAAGGTCCCTGATGGGTGGATGACGATTAATCAAATAGCCAAGGGTATTGGCAAGAGCAAGCCAACAGTAAGGTTGCGCCTAAGACAGATGGAGGAGAAAGGGGGACTGGAGAAACGCAGGTTCAAAATCAAGACAGGCAGTCGCGTAAGGAGTGTGTTTCACTACAGGAAAAAATGAACATCAAGATCAAGGAGACTAAGCTCGGAAGGGAGAAGGCCATGGGCATGGTTGATTACTCCAAGGATAAGGTAATTTTTGTAGATCCAAGACAGAAATCAAAGGACTACCTTGATACTGTCATTCATGAGTCTCTTCATCTCACCTGCCCTGACTGGACTGAAGAAAAAGTAATCAGCGTTGCCAAGTCTCTTACTGATGTTGTTTGGAGGGCCGGGTACAAGCGAGTGTATAAATAGCTGTTCACATAATAGTGTGAAAAAGTTTTTATCATTCCATTATAGAATTTTCTTGAGAACAAACTCTTCCGTGCTATAGTCCGTATGTCGCCGGGATCTCCGGTTAGACAAAGGAGCAAGACAGCAATGAGTACTCTCGCAACTGAGGAAGAATCCACCCCTGAAGCTAAAATTATCACCGCAACTTATCTAGACAAGAGCGTGCATGATAGACTGAAGGAATGCGCAAAGGAAGAAGACAGGGCGATAGCCAGCCTGCTCCGTTTAATTATAACAGAATACTTGGAGGAGCGAGGACGGTAGTAATAATAATCATCCGGGACAAGAGCGATGAGCAGGTCTTGGATGAAATGATTGACGTGTTCTTGAGATTTTTAAGGAGGAGATGAAAAAGCAGTGCCCGCTAAGGATAAACATATTAGTGAAATACAGGCTCCCGAGCCTGAATGCATTGTTTGGGATGAATCACTGGCAGAGGACAAAGGAGAAGAAGTCGGAACAGGCCGCATTCGTGTCCGCATTACGTCACGCCGCAATCGCCTCCTCGATCCCGACAATCTCTGCCCAAAGTATTTTATCGATGCTCTGCGATACTGCGGGGCACTCCCTGATGACAAAGAAGCGGACATCGACCTCTCGTGCAGGCAAGAAAAAGTCCCGCGCAAAGAGGAAGAAACGTTAATAGAGGTGGAGTACCCCAGTGAAAGGTCAATGCAACATATACTGGATAGACTCCACAGTAGCAAATTGCTGGGTATGCGAGAAGAAGAGAAAGTGCATAGCCCATGACCGAAGCGTCCACCGTGGATTCATTTGCAGAGAATGCTTTGACACAGCAGTCTCGATTGACCAAGAGCTTGCAAGGCACTACGAGTCCCCGGAGCCCGGAGCCGACTTCGACAGGCCCTACTGGGAGGACTAAGGGTCACATGAGCAACATAGATCCTGATACCATGGCAGACGTGGAGGCTGAGAAGGCTGTCTTGGGGTGTATTTCCCTTGGCGGAGCCGAGACGGTGTCCAAGGCAGCCGCCATCCTTAATGAGAGCCACTTCCATGACCTCCTTAATCAGCATATTTTCAATGCATATGTGGCCGTAAATAGCACTGATCAGGTGCTTTTACTGGACTATTTGCGCAAAAAGATGGGGAAGCTATTCAGCGCAGGGCATGTGGTAAGTAGGTTGGATGAGTCAACGAACCTTGCCCCGTCCAGTTCAAACATGCCGTTTTATGCCAAGATACTTAAGGAGTTTGAAAGGAAGCGCTCACTCAGGACGGCCTGCCATGTAGCCCTACAGACCCTCAGGGACGAAGGGGACTATAATGAGGCTGCCGCAACCGTGGATGTCCACCTGTCTGAGTCCAAGCACGAGAGGGAGGGTGAGCGCACCACCAAGGATGTTGTGTTGCGGGCCATGGATCAGATTGAATCGTGGCAGACCCATGAGGGTGTAGTTATTGGGGTACCCACAGGGTTTAGTGACCTTGATCTCCTGACAGGAGGCATACAGCCCGGAGACATGTTTGTCTTGGCAGCTCGCCCTAGTGTTGGGAAGACTGCCATAGGGCTTAACATGGCCACCACGGCATCCCTGTCTCATGGCAAGGGAGTAATCTTCTTCAGCTTGGAGATGTCCTCGGAGTCCTTGGCTATCAGGATGCTGTCCTCACTAGCCGAGGTGCCTTCCCACAGGATGAGGCAGAAGAGCCTTCTGTCCAAGACTGAGATCGAAAGGTTGACTGCCTGTTCCGCACGCATATCCAAGGCCCCCATAAAGTTTTTTGATGACCCCGGCATGAATCTCTATCAGATCAAGGCTGCCGCGAGGGGATGGTGCAAGAACAATGACGTTGAGTTGATGGTGGTGGACTACCTTCAACTGGTGTCTGTTCCCGGCACAAAGAATAACCAGAGATGGCAACAGGTGAGTGAGATCTCATCAGGGCTTAAGGCCTTAGCCAGAGAACTTAATGTAGCCATCTTAGTGTTGGCTCAACTTAATCGTGATCCGGAGAGGGACAACAGAACTCCACGGATGAGTGATCTTCGGGAATCGGGTTCAATCGAGCAGGATGCGGACTGTGTGGCGCTCCTGCATCGTGCGGACTCAGAGGATGACATGGTCAACCTTGTTCTCGACAAACAAAGAAACGGACCAACCGGCATGGTGCCATTGTTGTTCCGTAGAAGCATAAACAAATTCGTGCAGTCCACAGTGCTGCCCGAGTAACCCCATAAACTATGGCAAAGAATAAAGAAGATAAATCGGGGGGCATCCTACTGAGCGAAGTTAAACTCATGTGGGCAAGCCTCAAGGAGCCACGTCAAGATGATGACTCACCTCCTAAATTCCAGACTGATTGTTGCAAGCTAACTGACGATCAGGTTGAGGAGCTTAGCGCTGCAGGCATTGAAGTGCGTGACGGCAACCTCCTCAAGACCCCACAGCCCGAGAAGGGCTTTTTCATAACCGCCAAGTCTGGCCTCAGGCCACGAGTGGTGGACTCAAAGAAGGCTGCCTACGACCCGGAGAACATCCCGATGGTTGGCAACGGCACTCTGGCAAACGTGTTCGTCCGGCCTTTTGACTGGAAGTACAAGACTCGGTCTGGCACTAGCGCCGGGCTGCAGGCAGTCCAGATACTTGAGCTTGTTGAGTACGACACAGACCCGTTTGTGGTCGAAGACAAATATGCAGGAAACGCTCAGCCTGCCGTGACTGGTGACGGTGCACCGTTCTAGTTGCCTAACAGGGGAGGGGCGGTTTGCCTAGTCCGCCTCTCCCCACTTTTACCCAATGAAGACAGACACAGGAGGACACTGGTATACTGCGGACGGGGAAGCTCGTCACTGGCAGGAGGACGGGAAGAAGACGACACTGCGCCATGCGCGTAAGCAGAACCTGTTTCCATCCGTTACCACCATCATTAAGGAGATCAACAATGAGTTCCTTAATAACTGGAGGGTCAAGACAGCCACGCTCCGTGCGAAGGCGAACCCTGCGTTCAGGAATGAGTCTGACAGCATGTACCTGCTTAGGATTAATGTGCTTAACCGCGACGAGAAAAGCACTATCCTTGAGTTCGGCACCAGAATCCATGCGGCACTGGAGAAGGTGAACCTCCACTTTCAGGATGAAGCACGAGAAGCTGCTAAAGAAACTTGAGATAGACGAAGATCTCAGACCGTTCGTGGACCATTACATTACATGGTACCACGACAACATAAAGGAGATCATATCGACTGAACAGACGCTGGTTAGCCCACGGGGCTATGCAGGTACTGCTGATTTATACGCCATCATGAAGGATGGTAAGCGAGCCCTTCTTGACTACAAGACTCAGGGAGTCAAGGAAAGCGGCCCTAATTTCTACGATAGCTGGGCATACCAGCTTGCGGCATATGTGAACTGTCTCCCTAAGCCAAGGAGCACGAGATGTATTTCCCTTGTCATTAACTCCAACGAACCTCAACCACTGGTAGACAAAGAGTGGTCCAAGAAGGAAATTGGTAGTGCAAACAAAGTCTTCCGGGCTGCCTTGACGATCTGGCAGCTCAAGAAGAAGTACAAACCAAACAAGGAGGATAGGGATGAGCCAAGTAAAGGTTCCAAGGAAGAGGAGAAACCCGTTCAAAACAAAGAGCATGAAGCGGCTTGTTCGGCTTCGGGTTCAGCAGATGAGCCTAATGGAGAGAATAAGAGCTGCGTGGAGCGTTCTGACTAAGAAGCTGTGAAATACGAGATCAGGCCATTTGACCGGATGCAGTTCTGGGTGAAGTCCCGGAACGGACGGGGAGAGTATCTGGTGGACCTGACTACCCATGGGGGCAACGGGTCCTGCACATGCCCTCACTTTAGGTGCCGACTTGAGCCAAAGGTCAAGGATGGCAAGGATTTTCGCTGTAAACACATAGCTGGTGTTAGGGATTTTCTGGCAGACTCAATCATAGAGAGGATGGTGGAGTATGAGGCTGAGAAAATTGATCCGGCCCCCCTAACAAACGGGAAGAAAGGGGGGGCAAATAAGGAGTATCTTCGCAAGAGGAGTCATTATTTAGCCGAGAACCCCCTCTGTGCCGTGTTCGAGGGCAAGAGGGCCACTGATATACACCATACGCGAGGTAGAGTCGGAGAGCTGCTACTGTGCGAAGAATTTTGGCTACCCGTGAGCAGGGAGGGCCACATGAAAATCCATGAGAACCCCGATTGGGCTAGGTCAAAGGGATACCTGTGTGACAAGGGGTTATGGGGAAAGCAACCAAACTAGGCATGAAACCACCAGAATCATTTCCATTCTTTTATGAGGACTTTTTGAACGGCACCTCCTATATGTCACCAGAAGAAGTGGGCATATATGTCCGACTTTTGTGTTATCAATGGTCAAAAGGAGGGGTACCTAGCGACGAAGAAATGCTGTTTCGTATAGCGGGTTTGCAACAAGCTAGCAACAAGCTAGCAACAAGCATAACCAAAGGTAAGTTTTTGAAGGATAGCGATGGCATACTACGTAACCAACGACTAGCACAGATAAGGGACAAGGCCTTTGACCAAATGAGAAAGATGTCCGAAAGGGGCAA